TCGTAGCAGTGTAATGGCAGAAAGTCTTGCTGAGCATATGGGTACAGTAAACGAGCGTATGGTTGCAGTTAAGAAAAGAATTCAAACATTACAAAAGCCTACAATGTACAAAGAAGCATTTGAAGATTTTGTAGTTATTGAAGATATGCAAGTACCAGAAGATGTACAAACTGATTGGATCGATCAGCTTACTATCAAGCAGTTTAACGAAGATTTAAAAGATGTATTTCCATACATTTATAAACTAGTAAGTGAAGCAAGCACAACACAAGATCTGTCGTTTGATGATATCATGGCAGAAGCAGCACCAGAAACTAGTATGCGTCCACAAGCAAGACCAGAAGTACATGCAACCCCTGCATTGGCACAACGTGCAGCAGAAGCAGAGTTAGGGTCGCAGCCAGGGCAAATGAAAAAACAGTTTGAAAAAGGTGTTGACTATAAGATTGTTCCTGCACAAGGCGGCTTTACATACCAACTTGCACCAGAAGTAAACATCGGAGCAGGCGCACAAACAACTACAATGCCAAACGGTTCTGTTGACGGAAGTACAAGAGGTCCAGCACCAATGGAATCACAGATTGATGCAGCATATGACAAACTACTTGGTCAGTTTTCAGATAACTTTAGCGCACAAGTTGAAGGCGACGAAGAAACAGACGAAGGCAATGCATACGTTAACGCAGTACGCCAAGCTAAAATGGATGGTCCAGGTGACGAAAAGATCAAGTTAGAAAAAGAAGAACAAAAGACTCCATTAGGCGAGTTTATACTAAGTTTTTACGATAGAGAACAAGGTGTATTTCCAAAAGGCGAAACGGCAATTTTAACTATGGTTGAAAAAGACTACGGTGATAGATATATCAAACCAGCAAGTAAGTTTATTGAACGTTTAGGACAAGTGTTCGAAAAATACCAAGTTGCAAAAATAAGCAACGTAGATAGAATTCAAGAGTTAGCTGGTTTACGATAATCAGCTAATTTTTTAATAAAACTTGTCATTTTATAGTTGACAAGTCATAACTAATTGTGTAGTATATAAGAGTGCTGCACACAAACAGGCACAGCGTATTATACGCACAAGCACATAGGCATTAACATTTAGGAGGCATAACTATGGCATCATTAGCAGAAATCCGAGCAAAGCTCAAGGAACAAGAAGCCGGCGCAGGCGGCAACCGTAATCAAGGCGGTGGCGACAACGCAATTTTCGCATTTTGGAATATGAAAGAAGGCGAGCAATCAACTCTCCGTTTCCTTCCAGACGGCGACGACACAAACACTTTCTTTTGGAAAGAACGTTTGATGATTAAACTACCATTTGCAGGAGTTAAAGGCGAGACTGATTCTCGTCCAGTACAAGTGCAAGTACCATGTATGGAAATGTACGGCGATTCGTGCCCGATCCTAGCAGAAGTACGCGGCTGGTTTAAAGACGCAAGTCTTGAAGACATGGGTCGTAAGTACTGGAAAAAGCGTTCGTATATCTTCCAAGGCTTTGTACCAGAAAATCCAATTACAGACGAAACGCTACCAGAGAATCCTATTCGTCGATTCATTATTGGTCCGCAAATCTTCCAGCTTATCAAAGCAGCACTTATGGATCCGGACATGGAAGAACTACCTACTGATTATACAGCAGGTGTTGACTTCCGTCTTTCAAAAGGTTCTAAAGGTGGTTATGCAGACTATGGTGCATCAAACTGGGCACGCCGCGAGCGTCCACTAACTGATGCAGAAATGGCAGCAGTGAACGAACATGGATTGTTTAATCTCAATGACTTCCTTCCAAAGAAGCCAGATGAAACTGCTGTAAAAGTTCTTACAGAAATGTTTGAAGCGTCAGTAGACGGTGAAGCATATGATGCAGAGCGTTGGAGTAACTACTTCCGTCCAGCAGGCATGGCAGCACGTACAGGTGATCCGACACAAGCAGCAAGTGTAAATGCAACTGCTACAAGTCAAAGTGCTCCAGTAGCACCAACTCCAGTAGCAGCACCAGCAGATGACATTCCTTTTAAGTCAACTGAAGAAGCAGCAGCCGAAGCAGCACCAGCAGCAGGCGGAGCACAAGATATCTTGTCAATGATCCGCGCACGTCAAGGTTAATAAACCTACACAGTAGGGGGCTTTATGTCCCCTACTTCATTCATTTAATAGGAGATACACATGGCATCTAAGTCATTCGATCCAACGAAGTTTCGAAACTCGTTGACAAAAAGTATTAAAGGCATGAGTGCTGGTTTTAACGATCCGACTGATTGGATTAGTACTGGTAACTATGCATTAAATTATCTACTAAGTGGAGACTTCCGTAAAGGTATTCCTCTTGGTAAAGTAAGTGTTTTCGCTGGTGAGTCTGGCGCAGGCAAGTCGTATATTGTAAGTGGTAACATTGTTAAGTACGCACAGCAGCAAGGAATCTTTGTTGTGCTTATTGACAGCGAGAACGCACTTGACGAATCATGGCTACAAGCATTGGGTGTAGACACTGCACCTGATAAGATTCTCAAACTCAACATGGCAATGATTGACGATGTAGCAAAAACAGTATCAACGTTTATGTCAGATCTCAAAGATATGCCAGAAGAAGAGCGCCCAAAAGTATTGTTTGTAGTAGACAGTCTAGGTATGCTTATGTCACCAACTGAAGTTAATCAGTTTGAATCGGGTGATATGAAAGGCGACTTTGGACGTAAAGCAAAGGCACTAAAAGCACTTGTTACAAACTGTGTAAACATGTTTGGTTCGTACAACGTAGGCATGTGTGTTACTAACCACACGTATGCATCACAAGATATGTTTGACCCAGATGACAAGATTTCAGGTGGTTCGGGCTTTGTATATGCATCAAGTATGGTTGTTGCAATGAAGAAACTCAAACTTAAAACAGATGCTGACGGTAATAAAACATCACAAGTACACGGTATTCGTGCTGCCTGTAAAGTTATGAAAACACGTTACAACAAACCGTTTGAAGGTGTACAAGTTGAGATTCCTTATTCAACAGGTATGGATCCTTACAGTGGATTGTTTGATATGTTTGAAGGCAAAGGCTTACTAGAAAAAGTAGGCAATCGTTACAAATATATTACCAGCGAAGGTGACGAAATCCTTGAGTTCCGCAAGCGTTGGACAGGTGAACTGCTCGAACGTGTTATTGAGGATCTTCCTGCAAAAGAAGAACAACTGCTAAATATCGCAAAGGCAGCCGAGGCGGCTGTTCGAGCAGAAGAAGAAGCAGAAATGCTTGCAGAAGCTGCTATTGCTAACGAGGAAGTTGTAGAAAATGAATGAAGATATTGCCGCTGATTTATGGAACCTGTTTAAAGAGTATCTAGACAAGAAACACATTGAAATGGCAGCTGAACGTTACGTCGACCTGCTTGCAGATATTGGCATGTCAGAAATTCAGTTACAAGCATTATTTGGAAACAGTAAAACATTAGATGCTGCAATCCAGTACTACTTGGAAATGGATCAAGATGATGCTGCTGATGATGACTATAACGATGATTGGGATGACTAATGGGATGGTATAGTCGAGTTTCACGAGACATATCTGAAATACCAGCAGCAATACAACACTTTGAGAACGAGTTGGTAACAGCTCGTTCTGAAGTGAAGTTAAAAGGCAGTATTGAAAAAGCTGCTGCTGAAATGCCCGGGCTTGTTGAATATCGGTTTAATCAACTACAAGAAGTTGAAGCAATACTTGAATTCCTTAATATTGAACTACGCAAACTACGTAGTTCTTTTTTTAGAAAATATCTTGAAAACTATCAGCGAGCGTTGTCAAGTCGCGATGTTGAAAAGTATGTAGACGGCGAACAAGATGTATGCGATTATGAAAAGATTATTAATGAGTTTGCATTAATACGTAACAAATGGTTGGGTGTTCTAAAAGCACTTGATCAAAAACAATGGCAGATAACTAATATTGTAAAGCTGAGAGTAGTAGGCATGGAGGATGCAAGTTTATGATAGATTTTTATTGTATCCATAAACAAAGCGATGAGGCTACACAAGAACCACTCAATGATGCAATTCGATCTGGAAAACA